TTTTCATTTCCTTGTATCTCCTCTCTTTATTTAATTCAATTATACACGATAGTGACTATTATGTCAAGAGAAAAATACACGAAAATGTATTATTTTTTATACTCTACGATATCGCACACCTGACAGTCCAATTTCTCACACAAATACATAATTGTATCTATATTCACGTTTCTGTCGTGCCGCAACTTATTGACCAGTGCCGGGGAAAGATTAAAAGTTTCCTTATCTAATAAGTTAGAACGCTTTAATCCCCTGCGCTTCAACGTATCCCATAAATTATTATATGAAATACTTCCGTTATATATGTTGCTTCTTTTTCTTGCTCGTGTTTCCATCGAAAAGCCTCCTTTTATTATTGTAAATATATAGTACATTATTTTGAAAGAAATATCAAGAAAAAAATAATATATTTTTGTGTATTTTTTCTTGACATAATAGACATTATCGTGTATAATATGAGTAAATCAAGAGAGGAGATACAAAGAAATGAAAAAATATAATTTATCAAAAATCATGAAAAGAGCGTGGGAGTTAGTTAAGACAGCAGGTCTTTGCATCTCCGAAGGATTAAAAAAAGCATGGAAGGAAGCAAAGCATATGGGAGAAATCACAAAAGGTTCCGTAAAACAGATTGCATGGGCGAAAGACATTAAAGAAGGCATGATCAAAGCGTTGAATATCAGTTTAAAAAACGAAAAAGAAAGTGGAAGTAATTATTTTGTTTCAATTAGAGAAAAAAATTTAATCGACATCGAAAAAATAAGTGATGCTAAGTGGTTTATTAATCTTTTTATAACTGCTAAAGAAATTTATAAGGCTGAAATTTGCTTCGGAAACTATATGACAAAAGAAGAATTAGCCGATGATTATGCTAGTCTTGTAAGCTCTAAATTGATGGAAACTTTTTAATAAGGAGGAGAAAAAAATGATGAAAGAAGCAGAAAGAGCAAAAAAAGAAATGTTGGATTTTTTGAAGAAAAATGAATCTACAGGAACTGCAAAAGAGGACTTTTGTGAACTCAAAGAGAAAACAGAACAAGCTTTCTTTGTATCACTCGCGCTGGATTTGCGAGAAAGACGGGCTAAACTTTGGATGAAAGGAAAACATGATGAAGTAGATTCATGGGCACTGTCAAAAATTCACGAAGCGTTAGTTTCTGACAGAAAAACCGAAGTAAGAAAGATAACGGACATGGTAGAAAAAAACACTCACGCTGCCCTGCGAAAACAATTTCCTGATTTGTATGATTTCCTGTACGCTTGCAACGACGAGGAAACAGAAAACAAACAAAGAGTGCATGAATTACACAAACTAGGATACACGGCAGAAAAATTGTGGGAAATGCCGCATGAGGATGTGGGAGAAGATTATTTAAAGATGCTATTAGACACAGAAAAAAGAGGCTGAAAACAGCCTCCTTTTCTATTGACTTAATAGTCAACAAAATAATTTCTACTCACACGCATATACAATATGCAGACATATATATTATAACAAGCGATTTCAAAAAAGTCAAGAAAAAGAAGGAAGAATTGATTCTTCCTTCTTGCTAGTCATCCTATTAGCAGACTAATTATTTTAAATTAATAGTTATCTTCTTGTCTGTCCAGAACGAAGCACTATATTCTAAAATCACTTTCTTTGCATCTTTTGGCACTTCGTAGTATGCCGTAAAGCTTACGTTCTTTCCTGGAGACAAATTAGTGTTAACAAAATCGCTGCCCCCTATATATTGCTGTTCGCAAGCTGAATTATCTGCATAGCAATCACAGTCAGATACAGATACATATTTGTCACCTTTTTCTGCAATATTTTCACAAGTAAAGTCTACAGCTACATATTCGCATCCATCTTTTGCAGTAAAGTACTCTCCGGCATCATATCCAAACTCGGCTTTTTTCGCAGTTACTTTTAAGCCGTCATTCTCAAAAGATTCGCCAACCTTTACGCTGTCTTTCTCTTTTGTTTCTTTCTTTTTGGCAGTTTCTTTCTTAGCCGCTGTTGTTGCGGTAGTACTCTTTGAAGAATCAGCGGAAGAACTATCATCATCACCACCACCCATTGCCATTCCTAAAACAGCCAGAACGATAATAACGATAATTACCCATTTCAACTTGCCGCCCTGTTTCTTCTGGCAATGAGGACACACTTTAGCTTTTGCGTCAATTTCCTCTTTGCAGTATTTGCAAACTTTAGTTTTTTCCTTGCTCATAGTTTCTTCTCCTTTTTTATTATTACTATATTAATAATTTGGATAAAATTATACAGGATATTGAATAAAATATCAAGGGATTTGTTGAAAATAATGTCCAAAATGAATAAATGAGATACGTGCATCATATAATGCAGTAAAGATTTGATAACGGGAGGGGTTGCATGGATTACAGGAAAGAAATTATTAAAATGCTTGATATGGCAGATGAGCGTTGTTTGCGGCTCATCTACGTACACATCAAGGCTTTACTGGGGCTGAAATAATCAGCCCTTTTTGTTTTCCTGCATTAGCTCCACCATCTTTTGAAGAACTTCCCAGTCGGATTCATCTAACGCCGAAAGCATCGAAATAAATTTCTTTTTAAAAGAATCTTCCTCGCTTTTCAGTACATCACCGACAAAGTTTTCTATCTGTTCATCTCTTGTTAATTCGATAAACATTTCACCGTTTCCAGTTCGTATCCAATCTTCATTGACGTTAAATTTAGTGCATATGTCCTGTATTGTTCTTTCACTAGGCTGTTTAACCCCTGAACATAATTGTGATACAAAAGCCTGTGATACATTAAGCTTTTCAGCGAAAGCTGTTTTTTTCATCCCAAGACTCTTTATCAGATAATCAATTCTTTCGTTAAGACGATTCATTTTTGACACCTCCTTTCTAATTAGTATAGTACACCATAGTAATTACAAAGTCAATAAAAAATATAACTGAGTTATAAAAAACTATTGACAATTTATCTGAGTTATGATAAAGTATAACTAAGCTAAGAAACACAAGACAACCAAACAGGAGGGAAAGCATGATAACAAGAGAAGATTTAGCAAATAAGAAAATTGATAAGCTTGAAAGCATTGAGCAGGCGAAAGAAATGATTAATTTATTAACTTACGATGAATGTTTAGCTGCTTTAAACGGTACAAAGAACATCCCTCATGAACTTTATTCAGCATTAATGGCAAGAGCAAAAGAAGCAAACAATGGTAAAACAACACTTGCACTTGTAATCGCAGGATTACAGAACATTTCAAATTAGCCGAAACGGTCAGAAATGACCGTCTGCCGGGAATGACCTCCCGGTACTGATGATGGCAGGTCAAGAAAGAGAGGTGTTAAAGATGTCAGAAAAAGAAAAACAGATTCTTGAAGCTATAACAAAAGCTATTCCTAACATGTCTGAATTTAATAAAGGCTACTTACTTGGTATGGGTGAGGCAATGGCAAGCAATAAGAAGCAGGAATGTGAAGAACAGAAAGAAGGCGACTAGATGAAAAATATTCAAATCTTCGAAAACAATGAGTTTGGATCAATCCGGACCCAGATAATTAATGACGAACCGTACTTCTGCTTAGCGGATGTTTGCCACGCATTGGACCTTGAACAACCTAGCAGAGTCAAATCAAGATTAAAACCCGATGGGGTTACTACTGGTATGGTCATCGACAGCGTAGGCAGGAGACAAAATGCAAACTTTGTGAACGAACTTAATCTTTACAAAGTAATCTTTCAGAGCCGTAAAGAAAGTGCAGAACGCTTTACTGACTGGGTAGCCGGAGAAGTTCTTCCGTCCATCAGAAAGACAGGTGGTTATCAGAAGCCTGCAACAATAGCGGAGCAGATAGGTTTACTCGCCACAGGCTATGGAGACCACGAAGACCGCATTAAGAGCCTTGAAAGCAATATGGTGATTGACTACGGTCAACAGCAAACACTGCGACAGCACGTCAATAAAGCTGTTTTAAATGCATTAGGCGGCAAGGACACAGAGGCATATGCATATATCAGCAAAGTTGTGTTTTCTGAGTGCAACAGGGATTTACAAGACCGGTTTAAAGTTAACAGTCGAAACAACATCCCACGCAAGCGGTACGAAGAAGCTATTGACTATGTAGACCACTGGGAACCAAAAACAAATACAAAGTTAAAGATTGACGAGTATAACCGTCAACAGAGATTCGAGGTGTAAAGATGGAAGTAGGAGATATAAGGGGGATGCTTGCAATAGCAAGAAAAGCACGTGGAATCACTCAGAAAGAACTGGCTGAAAGATGTGGATTAGCCGAAGTTACAATCAGACAATACGAAACAGGCAGGCGATTTCCTAATGCGGAAACTTTGAAACGCATCACTAAGGAACTGCACGTGAAAATAGTTGTGATACCCGAAAGGAAGTTAGGAGGTGAATAAAAAAATGAATGAGCCTCCAAGAAAAGAGTATGTTATTAGATTACTCTACACCCTCTTAGGACGACAACAAGGTGTAGAGTATGACAAAGTGTTCTACACGGATAAAGACGATGTAGAACACGAGGTAAAAAAGGAAGAGCCCTACCATTAAGCTCTTGCCAAATAAAACATAACTAGATTTTACAAAAGACTTGGCAATTTGTCAAGATAGGAGGTAGACGTATGGCAATAATGAGAATAAATAAAACGACAGACTACACCGTTATGTCGAATTATCATTTTAGAGAAAAGGGTATGTCTTTAAAAGCAAAAGGCTTACTGAGTCTTATGCTTAGTTTGCCAGAAGACTGGGACTTTACAGTCAAAGGTCTGGCAAACCTAAATAAAGACGGCGTAGACGGCGTAAGAGCCGCATTAGAAGAGTTAAAAACATTCGGATACCTGAGAGTGACTCGTGAGAGAAACGAAAAAGGACAGGTAAGCGGTACAGTTTACGACATTTACGAAAAGCCAACACAGGAAAAACCTGTATTGGAAGAACCTAAAGAGGAAAAGCCTATATTGGAAAAACCAACACAGGAAAAACCCATACAGGAAAATCCAACGCAATTAAATACTAAAGGAATAAAATACTTAAATAATAAAATACTTAAGGAATCAAGTACTAAAGGAATAAAAGAGAGTGTGCGCACGAAGGAGCCAGAACAGTATTTCGAGGACGAAGAACTTAACTGCAAGTTTTTGGAATTCCTTGCCATGCGTAAAAAAATCAGAAAGCCAGTAAGGACAGACAGAGCTTTGAAAGCTTTACTCAAAAAATTACACGAGCTGTCCGGCGGAGATTTGGGAATGATGAAAAAAATCATAGACCAGTCATTGGACAAGGAGTGGTTAGGATTCTTTGAGCTGAAAACAGGTAACGACAGCACGAAGAACATTAACGACCGACTGTACGGAGATATACAGCACTGGGCAGCACAGAAAGAACAGGAGGGAGGCGGAATGTATGACGATTTCGGAGTTTTCTAAAATTGTAGCCGCATTAAAGACCGTTTACACGGCTCCGGGATTTGTTCCCAACGAACAGGCGTTAGACATGTGGTACCGCTTAGTAGGTAAGAACAACGACTATCAGACGATAAGCGTGGCGGCACAGATGTACATGACAACAGGCAAGTTTCCGCCGACACCGGCAGACATTTTGGAGTGCACCAGTAAGCTCAAGGCAGAAAGCAGCTACCTGAGCGAGCAGGAAGCGTGGGCAACAGTGGCAAAGGCGTGCAGTAATGGGATTTACGGCTACAGAGAGGAATTTGACAAACTGCCTCCTACGTTGCAAAAGGCAGTAGGAACGCCACAGACGCTCCATGATTGGGCGGTAGTAGATTCAGCGGACTTTCAGACGGTCATACAGTCAAACTTCCTCAGAAGCTACAGAGCGGCGTTAGAAGCACAAAAGGAGATAGACAAGTACCCACCGAAGCTCCGAGAGATGATAAGAGCGGCGGGGGCGATAGAGCGAAAAGAAACAGTGCCGGAACTACCCACACTGGGAGAAATAGTTGGGCGGTTAGAGCAGGATAATAAAAATTATCCCCCGGAACAATGTAGTGGAGCGTTGGGGGATTGGATAGCAGAAAAGAAGGAGAGATTGGGTTATGAATAACACAATGATTAGCGTAAACGGCTTTGCGAAAAGAGAGTATGAGGACGTCTTAGAGAAAAAAGGTGTGATTCCTGCAAGTGTTGTAATCACAGTCGAGGACAAGGCGATTGCAAGAGCTATTTTAGAGCTATTTAAAGACAAGGTACAAAAAACAGGCGTTTTGCGGATGAAAGAAATTGAAGCTTTTGCCCGCGGCTACAACGAATTGAGCAAAAGCATTGAAACGGCATGGGGAGAAGAAAGCGAGGAGAAATATGGCGGAGCGGTACGTTGACCCAGTCAGGGAATACCTAAAAAGACAGCACCTTGAGGCGGAATATGAGTGTAGAACAGCACACAAAGCAATCAAACGAGGCGCGGCGAGCTACAACGAATACGAGAGATATGAGGAGGAATTAGAGCAATGACACTATACGAGATTGACAGCACAATTATGGATTGTGTAGACGAGGAGACAGGAGAAATTATTGACCTCGAAAAACTTGAGGCTCTCAACATCGAGAGAGACAAAAAAGTGGAGGGAATCGCGCTGGCGGTAAAGAATTATGCCGCAGAAGCAAAGGCAATCAAAGAGGAGGAAGAAAAGCTTGCGAAACGCCGCAGAAGTTGCGAGAACGCCGCACAGAGGTGTAAAGACTATCTGTCCCATGCTCTTGACGGAGAAAAGCTCAAAACGGCAAGAGTAAGCGTATTCTACAAGAGCAACGAGTCTGTGACTATTGACGATTTAGGCAGTCTGTCAGAGGAATACATCAGGATTCCAGAGCCACAGGCGGACAAGACAGCGATTAAGAAGGCGATTAAAGCCGGGAAAGAGGTTGCAGGGGCACATCTTGAGACCTCAAAGAGTGTGATCGTGAGGTAAGAAAAATGGGAGATGTTTACACAAAGTTACAAAAAATTCAAGCAGAATTAAAGGTGCCCAAGAGTAAATACAGTGATTATGGCGGCTATAGTTACAGGAGCTTAGAGGACATCTACGAGGCAGTAAAGCCTTTATTGGATAGGGAAGGCTTAATATTAGCCGTAAACGACGAAGTTATTATGCTGGGCAACCGATTTTACATAAAGGCGACAGCAATTTTAAAAGACATAGAAAGTGAGGGCAGTTTTTGCACTACAGCATACGCCAGAGAAGAAGAAAGCAAAAAAAAGATGGATGCAGCACAAGTTACCGGCTCAGCATCGAGCTATGCGAGGAAATACGCATTAAACAGCTTGTTTCTTCTGGACGATTCGAAAGATGCGGATACAGACGAATATAAACGCAACGAGGTTATCACAGAGAAAGAAGCAAAGCGGCTCTATGATCTGATGCAAAAAAAAGGAATGACGGAAGCCAAGATCAAGGAATGGGCAAGTCAAAGAGGTTTAAAATCATTGTATCAGACGACACAACAACAATATGCCGAAGCCATGAAAGAATTAGGACTGGAATAGCATGGATTTAACTGGAAAAATAAAAAACTTAGCAGTGGATTATTTTAGCAAAAAGATAACAGTTACTCTGGAAATCAACGAGGCGGAGCGGTTTATAAAGGGTGTGGACGAACTGAAAAAGCTGGAAAAGCTGTCCATAATAATTAAACCGTTCCGTAAGAAAAGAAGTTTGTCGGCAAACGCCTATTTCCACGTCCTAGTCACCAAAATAGCGGAGAAAGTCGGCACGAGCAAGGCAGAAGCTAAAAATTTGATGATAGGCAGATACGGACAGCCGGAGCTGATAGACGGAGACGTGGCGGTTCTAAAAACCAACGTCCCGACCAGCATCATGTACAAAAAAGAGGACGTTCACACGGTTGCGATAGGACGGCGACTAGAAAAAGGCAAAGAGGTAGTGTTTTACAGGCTCATGCGAGGTTCACATACCTACGACAGCCGGGAAATGAGCGAATTAATCAAAGGCACGATACAGGAAGCGGAAGACTTAGGAATCGAAACGCTAACACCAAGAGAATTGGAACAAATACTAGGAAAATGGAACCCAAGAAAGGAAGAAGAGAAATGAAAAAATTTGAATTAACAACAGAGTCTATTACAAACGAAGCTGGGAAAAAATTATTTAGAATTAAGGCATTAATTGATTTTGGAGACGTGAAAGCCGGAGAGCTTGGCGGATACGTAGAGAAAGAGGGAAATGTATCGCAAGACGACAATGCATGGGTTTCCGGCGATGCAGAGGTTTTCGGAAACGCAAAGGTGTTCGGCAATGCAAGGGTGTCTGGCCATGCATGGGTGTCCGACAATGCATGGGTGTCCGACAATGCATGGGTGTCCGACAATGCATTGGTATTCGGCCGTGCATTGGTATTCGGCGATGCAAAGGTGTCTGGCCGTGCATTGGTGTTCGGCAATGCAAGGGTGTCTGGCGATGCGTTGATTTCCGGCAATGCATGGGTGTCCGACAATGCATGGGTGTCCGACAATGCAGATTATGCATTAGTACAGGGCTTTGGAATAAAATTCCGCTGCACAACTTTTTATAGGGGCAAAAATAAAAAAATAATGGTTAATTGCGGATGCTTCCATGGGGATTTAGAAGAATTTAGAAAACAGGTAAAAGAAACACGAAGCGGGAAAATCGCAAAAGAATACCTGATGATTGCTGATTTAATGGAATATCATTTCGTAAGCGAGGATTCTAGCGATGAATAGCGTACTACAAACTAAAAAAGAGTGTTTTTTCTGCAAAACAACCCAAAATTTACATAGGCATCACGTCTTATATGGCAGTAGCAACAGAAAACAAGCCGAAAAGTATGGTTTTACAGTTTATTTGTGCTTGAATCATCATACCAACGGCGGCGAGGCAGTACACCGCAACCCCAACGGACCGCTAGACAGGTATCTCAAAGAGCTGGCACAAAAATACTGGGAGGAGAACAACGGAACGAGGGAAGAATTTATCAAAACATTTGGGAGGAATTACTTGTGAACAAATTTAGAAATAAAAAGATTTTTACGAAAGATGGGAAGTTTGATAGCAAGAGAGAAATGCATCGCTATTTAGAACTGGCGGCAATGCAAGAAGCGGGGGAAATTACAGGATTAGAGCGGCAGCCAAGATATATCCTTGTAGGTAGCCAGAAACGAGAGGATGGAACCACAGAACGCCCTGTATCATATACAGCAGATTTCCGATACACAGACAAAGAAGGCAAGATTATTGTCGAGGACGTAAAATCCCCGCGCACAAGAAAAAATCCGGAATACATCATCAAGAGAAAGCTGATGCTTGAACGGTATGGCATCACGATCAGGGAGGTGGCGTAATGAAAAAAACAGGAGACTCAGAAGCAAGAAAAGCGGCGAAAATACTCAAGAAGTACTGCAACGAGCATAAATATTGCCGAAATTGCCTTTTTGCGGTAGGAAAGGAGGGCGCGGCTTGCCTGCTAGTAAATAAATTGCCGTTTGACTGGGTAAGATATTAAAGCTGGACACCCTCCGGGGTTAAGGATAGATACACATTACAGCAACACGTTAACGGTTCCATGAGGAGCTATATGCCATTGATTCCTCCGGATTTATTCCGGAGGGGAAAGGAAAGAAAATGCCATACGGGCTGAAAGACGAAGATTTTGACAAAATACAAAACAAAATAGCGAAAAAACTATATGAAATACCAAGCCTTGACCGAGCCGCATTTCTGATGGGATGCACAGAACAAGAGTTAAGGGAAGCAATGACCGAACTACGCAAAACACCCAAATCGAGGGGGAAAATTGAAGCCGTAGAAAGGGAGTTGAGAAACAGAGGATACAAAAATAAAAAAACAAAGTTTTTCCCAAGCGACTTGGCGGAAAAGAGATTTGCGAGGGAGTGGACGAAAGCGTGCGGAAGAATAAGGGGGAATAGATAAATTGAAACGTGCAAGAAAGGAGTGGTTTTATGGACTCGAAGAGAACCTTACTTGATATATTTCATGTATCCGAATCATATAAGCTTCCAGATGCAATTATGGATGCATTACTGTCTGATAATGCAGAAAGTATCATAAGGCTAGTGAAAAAAAGTACGCACGATGACATCCGGGATATATTCCAGCAAGAGCAGGGAGACAGAAAAACTTTAAAACAGGATTTTACACCGGATTGCATCTGCGCCATGGTCGCAAAAATGATGAAGCCGGGCAGTGTACTGGATATGTGCTCTGGAACGGGAGCATTAAGCAAGGCAGCCGCAAAAGAGCATGGCATAAAAATATGCGAACAGGAATTTAGTGAGCGTACGATTCCATTTGCCTTACTAGATGCCTGCATTGATGGATTGGAAGGAAGTATTAGCCGGGCGGATTGTTTACGGGGAAATATAATGCAAACATATCATTTAGAAAAAAATAATGATATAAGTATCCCAAAACAAGTAGAACCGGAAGAAATGGGATGCTTTGATAATGTAATTATGAATCCACCATACTCTATGAAATTCCCAGAAGCGGACGAGATGCCAATCATGGGACATAAAATTCCGAAAAGCAAAGCCGATTACGGATTTATACTGCGCGGTGTACAACATTTAAAAGATGATGGACGACTGATTGCGATACTTCCGCATGGTGTCCTTTTTCGAGGAGCGGCAGAAGGAAAAATTAGAGAATGGCTTGTTAAAGAGCACTGGATTAGTGCTGTAATTGGATTACCGGATAAGTTATTTTTAAATACAGCAATCCCAGTATTTTTACTAATTTTAGAAAAAAATTCCCCAGATATTCTTTTCATTGACGCATCAAGACGATTTGAAAAGAAATCAGCACAAAACGACATGTCGCAGGAGCAGATAAGAGATGTCGCCGATGCTTTTTTTACACGTAAAGATGCAGAAAAATATGCTTACGTAGCATCTTATCAGGAAATAAAATATAATGATTACAATCTAAATATCCCAAGATATGTAGATATGTTTGAACCAGAGCCTCTACCAGACGCGGAAGCGATTCTTAAAGAACTGCAAAAAATTGAAAATGAAGAGAGGAAAAGAACTGTACGAAATGCTGGGGGAACTGGTAGGTAGCAAGGGGGATATGAACGTTATGAAAGAACATAGAAAATTGCTGAAGCCGCAGAATACAAGAAATACTTTCAGGCAAATGACATTAGAGGATTATGAAAATGCAATGTAAAAAAGTCAATATTTTTGAGATATGCAAAGTAGAACGTGCGGTGGCTGGAAAAATATATACGGCAGGGAGTTGCTATGTAAAATTAAGTGCTGCGGATGAGTATGTAGGCCAATTAAAAAATGACAATACACTGGATACAAGATACGCAGTGTTTGAACCAAACGAAGGAATTTGCGCGGATTACTTGCACATTGCTATCTGCAATAAGTTTCCTGAGTTTTTGCGAAAATACCGGACAACAATTAATTTACAATTTGAAACATTAAAACATTTCGTACTTGACTGGCACGAAAAGGAGGAAGAACAGAGGTATGTTGTAAATGCAGTCAAGGCGGTGGATAATGAAATAGAACTTACCGAAATGCAGATAGAAAAAGAGAAAGAGATGAAGAAATGGTATCTTGCAAAGATGATGGCGCAACAAAACCAGACACCTACATGATCATATCAGAAAAATTCATGCAGGGTGAAATAAGCGAGGACGAATTTGTGGAGCAGTATAACCGATTGATTGAGCAGGAGGCTGAAAAACACTGGGAACCGGTCGAACCGCATGAGCATATTTAAGAGGAGAGAAAATGAAGTTTATTGATTTGTTTGCCGGAATCGGAGGGTTCCGCAGAGGCATGGAATTAGCGGGGCATGAATGCGTCGGGTTTTGCGAATTTGATAAATTTGCAACCGCAAGTTACACATCAATGCACCTGCTTACATTAGAGCAAAGAGAACGTTTAAATAAAATGCCGTTGAAACAGCGACAAAAAGAAATACTAAAGGAGGAATACAGAAATGGAGAGTGGTACGCAAATGACATTAGAAGAGTATATGCCGGAGACATTCCAAGAGCAGATTGCTGGTGTTTCGGATTCCCGTGCCAAGACATCTCAGTTGCAGGAAAACAGCTTGGATTTCAAGGGAACCGTTCAAGCTTGTTTTTTAGAGTTATGTACCTTATCGGACAACTCGAAGAAGAAAATAGACCCACTTACCTTTTCGTTGAGAACGTTAAGAATTTGCTTAGTGTTAATGGAGGATGGGATTTCGCCAGACTGCTCATTGAAATGGAGCAGGGGGGGTATGATGCAGAATGGCAGGTGCTCAACTCCAAAGATTTTGGAGTGCCACAGAACAGAGAAAGGTGCTTCATTATCGGACATCTTAGAGGGAGAAGTACCGCAAAAGTATTTCCTGTCGAAAGAACAGACGGAGAAAATAGTATTCAAATAATTGATCACAAAGACGGATACAGAAAAAATACGCAGGTATTTGCATCTGATGGAATTACAGAAACTCTTGATACTGGTCAAGGTGGTGGGCGAGGGCATCATGTAGCATTGCCGTGTTTTATAGATTTGTGCAACAGTGGAACAGAAACAACTAGCATTGCCAGATGCTTGCAAGCAAGATATCAAAAAGGATGTGGAACGTATAAAGCGCAAAATAGCGGTATTGCAATTCCAGTTTTAACACCTGACCGAGCAGAAAAGCGTCAGAATGGACGGAGATTCAAAGAAGATGGTGAGCCGATGTTTACACTTACTGGACAGGATAGACACGGAGTGGCGATTGAACCGATTGGAGTTATTGATTCGCAGGGAATAAAAGTAGCCGAAGCAACAAAGCAAGGCTATTCCGAGTGTAGAGTAGGCATTGATAACGTGAATTTATCAGTTCCAGGAAGTAAAACAAGAAGAGGACGAGTTGGACGTGATGTTGCAAATACATTAGATACCAGTTGCAATCAAGGGATTTTTGTGCAAGTTTCAGAAGAGTTGACCGTATATGCGGTCTGGTATGAAAAATATCAATGCTACATAGCAATCAGGAAACTGACACCGAAAGAATGTTTCAGGCTGCAAGGATGGACGGATGACTATTTTGAAAAAGCAGAGTTTGTTAATTCTGATAGTCAATTATATAAGCAAGCAGGAAACGGCGTAACTGTAAATGTAATAAGAGCTATTGCAGAAAGGATAAAAAATGAGTAATCCGAAACACGACTGGTACGGGCACGCAGTCAAACAAGTAAAAAAGTACCCAGATAAGTTAATTGCAGAAAATACAGCTCAGTCAGCCCTATGGATGTACGCTATTAACAAGGCGATAAGGCAGACAGAGGGCATGGACAACGGTGAGGACAGAATGAAAGCTGTACAGCTGGTATATTTTGAGGACAGATACACGATAGCAGGGGCGGCGGATAAGCTTGGATATGCAGAAATGACTATACGCAGATGGCTTAGTGCTTTCGCCAATTTGGCTGGGAAATATGCGGGATATTAGAGAGGGAGAATTATCTCCCTCTCTTTTTTATGTTTGTCTAACATGGCTTAAAAGATGTCGTACAATACACTTGTACGGACGAGTACTGGTAACTTTTTGTGAGACATAACCTCCTCTATCTTTTTGTGGTAAAAGTGTAAACTCTCACCCGCGTAAAAGAGAGTACGCAAGACACCTATCCCACGGTGCCTTGTGTCCCATACAGGTTGCGGGTCTACAAGTGTTTAGAGACCAGCCGCTTATTAGTCTTACCCCGGCGGCTGTTAAGGTGCAATTCCTTATACTTGTATTTGAGTGTGTGTTCACTCAATGGGACAAAAATTTTTTTCATATTTTCTTTCCTTTCATATAACCCCGTAAACAATCCATTACGGGGTTATGGTTGTATTTAGGAGGTGACCCCAAAATGGGATAAGTAAATATCAAGAGTGGCTGACCCAAGAAGGGTTGCTAAAACTAGAGGGATGGGCACGAGATGGATGCACAGACAAAGAGATTGCGGCAAACATCGGAATCAACCCGGATACCTTGTATACATGGAAGAAAAAATTTCCAATTTTAGCCGATACCTTAAAAAAGGGAAAAGATGTTGTGGACAGGCAGGTGGAAAAAAGCCTGTTGCAACGGGCGTTAGGATACAGCTACGAGGAGACAAGCGAAAAGTACGAAGGTGGAGTAATGACGGAGCGAAAAGTAACAAAGAAGCACGTTGCGCCAGATACGACAGCACAAATATTCTGGCTAAAGAACAGAAAACCAGAACAATGGCGTGATAAGCCACAGTCAGAGAGTGCAAGTGATAAAGCACTGGCGAAAGCTATTGAAATCCTTGGGGGTGTCGATAGTGCCATTGACTAGCAAACAGGCAGAATACCTGCAAGGCTGTAACCGCCGTTGGAACGTAAAGACCGGGGCGACAGGCTCCGGGAAATCCTTTGTTGACTACGCAGTCGTAATTCCTCAACGCCTGACACATCTAAAAGGACTGGGGCTTGCTGTGATGCTGGGAAACACCAGAGGCACGTTACAGCGAAACATACTTGACCCTATGAGAGAGATATGGGGTGAGGAGTTAGTTGGCGAAATACGCAGTGACAACACAGTACAGCTATTTGGCAAAAAAGTATATGCATTAGGTGCCGATAACAAGAAGCACGTTGCAAGGATACAGGGAGCGACAATTGAGTATGCTTATGGCGACGAGGTGACGACGTGGAATCAAGAAGTGTTTGAGATGTTAAAATCTCGTCTCAGAACGTCACACAGTCACTTTGACGGTACGTGCAACCCGGCGGGGCCAAAGCACTGGTTTAAAGGATTTATAGATTCCGATGCCGATATATTCCAACAGGCGTACAACATACATGATGGCTGCCTGCCTCCGGCGGTAGTGGACGAGTTGATAAAAGAGTACTCAGGGACGCACAGGTACCAACGCTACATACTGGGCAAATGGGCAGTGGCAGAAGGGCCTGTGTACGATATGTTTTCAGAGCAAAGGCACGTCTGTAAGGCAAAGACCAGCGGAGAGATAATTGTGAGCAGTGATTTTGGTATGCAGAACCCTACCGTCTTCTTGATCTGGCAGAAAAGAGTAGATACCGGCAACTGGCACTGCATAAAAGAGTACTACTATTCAGGCAGGGAGAACAACCGCATGAAGACAGTCAGTGCGCTAGTAAAAGGACTAGAGGACACGCTAAGCGGGCAGAAAGATGATTTAGTGATCGTTGACCCATCCGCCACCGCTCTCATCGTGGAGTTACGTAGCAAAGGGCATAAAGTCAAAAAAGCAGATAACACTGTTAACGATGGGATAGCAGACGTTGAGACGATGTTGACACAAGACAAATTATCGTTTGACCCGTCTTGCACACACACGATCGAGGAGTTTGGTATCTACGCATGGGACCCAGCGGCGGCCGACAAAGGCAGGGATGTAGTTATAAAACAGTCAGACCACGCAATGGACGCTATCAGGTATTTTGTAAAAACAAAAAAACTCGTCAAGCGCAGTCAATCAAGACAATACAAATCAATTCTAGGGTGATAACAATGTATCTATCATATCAAGATTTTGTTGCCGCAAAAGACAAAGGGCAATTTATAAATCAGTTTATAAAATTCCATGAGAGCACAGGGGCATATAAAGAGGCGTTAAAAGCGGACAAGTATGACGCACAGGAAAATGAGACTATTTTACAGTTCCAGCGCATCTATTACACTCTATTAGGTCAAAAAAAGATAGATAATTTTTCGTCTAACGCACAGATATGCTCTAATTTCTTTCACAAATTAAATACACAACGCTGTTCGTACAGCCTAGGAAACGGCGTCTTTTTTAACGATATGAGCATTAAAAAAGACAAGCTAGGCAAACAATTCGACAGACGGATTAAGGAGGCGGCTTACAACGCATTGATTCACGGTCAATCTTTCCTTTTTTGGAATGTGGACCACGTGCATGAATTTCCCCTCACACAGTTCGCCCCGATGTGGGATGAGGACACAGGGGCATTGATGGCAGGCATAAGATTCTGGCAACTGGACGAACAGAAGCCGTTTAAGGTTGTGCTATACGAAATAGATGGCTATACAACCTACAGCGCAGAAAGCAAATTTGGAGAATTAAAAGAGACCGCTCCCAAACGGGCGTATAGGCAGAGGATTGAGGTTGCGAACAATCTGGAGCCCGAAATTATCGGAGAAGAAAATTATAGTAGTCTCCCTATCGTGCCGATGTTTGGGAATAAACGACATATAAGCACTCTGAGAGGGATGCAGTCAAAGATTGATGCATATGACGCAGTACAAAGTGGTTTTGCCAATGATCTAGACGACTGTGCGCAGATGTATTGGCTTATCTCTAACGCTGACGGCATGACAGACGATGAGCTGGCGGAATTTAGAGACCGGCTCAAGTTTCAACACATCGCAAAGGCTGAGGAAGGGCAGGTACAGGCATACACGCAAGAGCCACCATATACCGCCAGAAAAGAGTTTCTCACGCAGATGCGGTCAGAAATTTATGAGGACTTCGGGGCGTTGGATGTACACGCCATAGCCGCCGGAGCAACAAATGACCATATAGACGCGGCATACCAGCCGCTAGACGACAATGCAGATGATTTTGAGTACTTCGTAGGCGATGCGATCGAGAAGATTCTGGAGCTTGCAGGGATTGATGACGAACCACAATTTAAGCGAAACAGAATCAGCAACGAGAAGGAACGAACAGACATGATTCTTGAGGCGGCTAATTATCTGGACGAAGAAACCATCCTCAAAAAATTACCGTTTGTTGCACCGGAGGAAGTGCCGGACATTTTGGCAAAGCTGGACGAAGAATCGTATAACCGCTACACAGAGCCACCTGAACCCGATGCGCCGGAAGATAACCCGGAAGGGGATGAATAAACATGTATCCATCCGACAAGTGGACAGAGCAGGAACTGCAAAAGTTGGAAAAACGGCTGACAGAAGTATATAAGCAGGCTGAAAAAGAGCTTGACGGCAAAGCGAGAAACTATTTTAAACAGTTTTCTAGACGATACGCCAAAGAATATGCGGCATACCAGGCAGGGAAGTACAGCAAGAAAGAGTTTGAAGCGTGGCTGATGAATCAGTGTGGCAGAGGGCAGAGGTGGGAAGCACTGCGCGAGGATATGGCGCGGCGGCTGACAGAATCAAACCAGATTGCCGCAGCATACATCAATGAGAGCACCCCGCTTGTGATTGCTCTTAATCATAACTTCGAGGCGTACATGATTAAATCTCTTATGCCTGACAACCAGATAAAAGAGATTGGAGATATTGCATTTAATTTGGTTGACGAGCACACAGTTAAACGACTGACAGTCAAGAAGCAGAAGATTCTCCCGCCCCGAAGGGTGCTAAAAAGCAAAGATGTGCGTTGGAACAAGAAGAAATTGCAAAATGCACTACTGCAAGGAATTTTACAGGGCGACAGCATAGGAAAGCTCGCAGGGCGATTCCAAGACGTTACAGGCATGAATCATACTGCCGCAATTAGAAATGCCCGCACAGCGTTCACAGGGGCGCAGAACGGGGGCAGGCAGGCGGCATATGAGGAAGCCTACCAGATGGGGATTGATGTAGTTAAGCATTGGACAGCGACAAAGGATTTGAGGACACGAGACAGCCACAGAGCGTTAGATGGCGAAGAAGTACCGTTTAATATGGCTTACTCAAACGGCCTCATGTATCCGGGTGACTCAAGCGGAATCCCGGCGGAAGTTTATAACTGTCGTTGCACGCAGAGAACTGCACTGCCTACCCAACTGGCACAACCGCGAATGATACGCGTCAGAAATCCAGAGACAGGCAGAAATGAAATCGTGGAAGACATGACCTATTACGAATGGCTGGCAACACAAAGGGGGCGAATATAATGGCAGATATTGATGTTGTAAGCCACGTGGACGAAGTAATTTTAAAGACCACCATGGCACTTGCAAGGGCGTTAGAACAGGCGGGGGCCGCCGCAGAGGGGCACGCAAAAGACCTTTGCCCGGTCGATACGGGCGCATTAAGAAACAGTATTACGCATCGGACCGACTTGGAAAATCTCACGGAAACAATAGGTAGCAACGAAGAATACGCCGCCTATGTGGAACTGGGAACTGGCGTGTACTACAAAGGGGGACGAAAGACCCCATGGACTTATCAGGACGATAAAGGACAATGGCATATCACAAACGGTCAGAGGGCGCAGCCGTATTTAAAACCGGCGGCGGCAAATTACGCAAAAGAATACACAGCAATCATTGCAGATGAATTAAAAGGAGCGATGGGATAATGAACAGATTGTCTTTACTCGTCAAGGCAAGAGAAACGGCGGAGTATTTTGTTAATAAAAAATTTAAATACTCTCAGGGCGTGGCGAATAGCTGGGCAGGCGCAAAGAAGAAAAAGGTAAGTAATTGTGCATCGTATGTATGCTATTGCCTGCAGCAATTAGGCATCCTCAAACCGGGACAACTGTTTTATTGCAACAGGAACGGAACGGTTGTCTATAAGGGCGCAGGAACAAAAGCGGCTATATCAAAACGATATAGATTGATAAAAGTAAATAAATTACCCCGGAATTATAAAAACAAATTAAAACCGGGAGACATTTGCTTTTACCGCCTGCATACCAATATTTTCGCAGGAATAAACGAGAACAATAAAATGGTTTGGTGGGACGCCGGAAAGGCTAGCACAAATACTAAAAAAGCAGGCGGAACATACAAAAAGATACATAGGATTATTAACAGCAGCCAGAAAATCTTATATGTGCTGAGATGGAAAGGGTGAGAAAATGACACAGAGAAAAATTATTGACGTGTCGGTATACAACGGCACAATCGACTGGAAGAAAGTAAAGAAATACGGTTGTGATGGTGCGATCATTAAGATTATCCGCAAGGATTTAGGCAAAGATAAGAAGTTTGAGGCAAACTACAAAAAGTGTGAGGAGTTAGGCATTCCATGGGGCGTGTATAACTACACATACGCAACTACAGTGGCGAAAGCTAAGTCAGACATGAAACTTGTATGCGACATCCTAGACAAAATTAGTAAGAAACATTTTAAATACGGCGTTTGGTTTGATATTGAGGACAAAGTACAGGCAGGACTGAGCAAAGCAAAGATTGCCGATATTATCAACGCGGCACAGACTATCGTTGAGTCAAGAGGGTATAAATTCGGCGTTTACACCGGCAAATCATACTTTTCGGAGCATATTGATAAAAATAAGGTCAAGTGTAAAAACTGGTGGATTGCACGTTATTACAAGGGCTATAACCACATGGCGTTTAAAGCGACACCAAACAAATCTTATAAACCTGCAAACGTAGATGACCTTATGGCGTGGCAGTATACCAGCTCTGGCGTATTTCCGACTAAGGTTTCAACCGGCAACGGTGGAAAGTTTGATTTAAATATTTTATATCATGACTTCCCAGCGGTGGCACAGAAGGAAGAAACAACAAAAAAAGTTAAATACACCGGGAAATTTCCTAAATTGCCGTCACGCGGCTACTATGCGTTTTTAGACGGTATTACAGTGTTAAAAGGCGCAAGAGGGGAAATTGAAAAATTACAGAAATTTTTAAACTGGGCTATCGGCTCAAAATTAGAAAATGACGGCAAATACGGCGAAAAGACGGAAGATGCGGTTAGTATTTTCCAGTTGAAATGTAAATTAAAAATTGACGGCAAATTTGGGGCAAAATCCCTTAAAGCCGCAAAAACGTTTAAAAAGTAATCACGAAGTACTGTGATTTACATATAGTCATTTAGGGAAAGAAATCCCTCGAAGAAAAGGAGTAATCAAATGGCATTAACAAGAGCTTTTTTAAAGAGCATGACACTTACAGATGAACAGATTTCCGCAATTATTGAGGAACACTCTGCAACCGTTACAGGCTTAAAAGGCGAGATTATTAAATACAAAGAGGATGCGGAGAAAGTTCCAGGTCTTCAGAAGAAATTGGAGGACTACGAAAAGGATGATTGGAAAGGCAAGTACGAGAAAGAACACGCAGGTTTTGAGAACTACAAAGCCGAACAGAACGAGAAAGCGTCATACAACGCGAAAGAAGCCGCATACAAAAAGATGCTTGAAGATTCCGGCGTGTCCAGCAAAGTAATTGGCCTTGTATTAAAAGCGTCAAAAGAGACTATTGATAATTTAAAAATCGGAGCTGACGGCAAATTTGAGAATGCAACAGAGGTAGAAAAAGGCATCAAAGAAGCGTATGCCGACTATATTACAACTGAAAAGACTCATGGTGCTAACGTATCAAATCCACCGGGAGGAGAACCGGGGAAAATGACCAAGGAAGAAATCATGGAAATTAAGGATGCGGGCGAACGTCAGAAAGCGATTGCGGAAAATCACGAACTTTTTGGCTATTGAAAGGAGTAGACAATGGCAGGAGTAACCACTAGCACTGTATTAAATACAGATAGCGCTCTCAAAGCGAGAGAAATTGATTTTGTAACAAGATTTGAAAAAAACTGGGATGCATTAAGAACCATCTTGGGAATCGTTAGACCTATTAGAAAAGAGCCGGGCACTAGCTTAGTAACCTACGAAGCACAGATGAAAGATGAGGCCTTACAGGGCGGCGCAAGTGTGGGCGAGGGAGAAGCAATCCCTTTTACACAGTTTAAGGTTGTAGAAAGTAAAAGGGAAGATATTGTCGTAGAAAAATACGCCAAATCTTTATCCCTTGAATCTGTGGCAAAATGGGGCGCAACAGTCGCGATCGAAAAGACAGATGATGCCTTTATGGTTGAGCTGCAGAACAAGGTTTTAAAGGATTTTTACACATTTTTAAGAACCGGAACATTAAAAGGCACACAGAAGAAATGGCAGAAAGCACTGACAATCGCAAAAGGTGCTGTACTCAACAAATTTGCAGGGATGAACAGAAACGTAACCGAAGTCGTAGGTTTTGCAAATGTAATGGATTTTTACGACTGGTTAGGTGACAGAGAGATTACTGTGCAGACAATGTTTGGATTACAGTATATCAAAAATTTCTTCGGCTTCTCCACACTGCTCCTCCTCCCTGACGACTACATCCCGGCAAAAACCGTCATCGCAATACCAGTGGAAAATATTGATTTATATTATGTTGATCCCGGCGACAGCGATTTTAAAAAGCTTGGCTTAGATTACACAACATCTGGCGAAACAAATCTGATTGGATTCCACGCAGGAGGCAACTATACAAACGCCACAGGCGAAACATACGCCATTATGGGGATGAAACTGTGGGCAGAATACCTTGACGGTGTTTGTGTAGTTACTGTTGGAACTACAGAAACTATTCCAGAAGTATCAAGTTTAAGTGGAAAATAAAAGGGGTTGATTGAGTGCTTTATGAAATCATGAATCACATTCACAATTTCTTCCCGGTCAAGGGGGCGGCAATCACAGGTAAAATAACAATCGGGGAATGGCTTTTCGACACACGCATAGATGCAACGGCAAGCGCCGAAGACCTACGTTATTCTGGCGCTGCGATTCGTCTCCCACTACAGGACGGGCAATATTATTTAATTAGCGGCTCCATATTTAATGACGGGGTTTATCAGTATCACAAAGGCGATACTGCCCCGTTACAGGAGGAGACGTTTGATGGCGTAGTGGTTCCACTGGCTATCCCTAAACCGTTTTTATCACTGGTGGACGAAATCAGCGAGTGGCAGGCGAAAAACGGCAATTTAGGGGCGTATCAGTCGGAGTCATTTGGCGGTTATTCGTACAGCAGGGCAACAAATAGCAAAGGCGAGACCTACACATGGCAAGATGCCTTTAGGGCACTCCTGAACCCATGGAGGAAAATGGCATGAGTTTAATCAATGAATTTTTACAAGATTGCATACTCATGGATAAAAAGCGTACTTCTGACGGCGAGGGTGGATTTATCACCGAGTGGGTCGAGGGCGCTAAAATACAGGCGGCAATAGTCCGAGATACCTCTATGTCTGCCAGAGTGGCGGAAAAAGAGGGGGTAACAGCAACATATACGATCACTACAGCTAAAACAGTAAAACTGAGCTACCACGATGTATTAAAAACAAAAGACGGAAAGATTTTTAGAATCACATCAAATGCAGGAGAAAAAGAAACCCCTGCATCGTCCAATTTAGACATAGCACAGGTCATGGCGGAAAAGTGGGAGTTAACGTCATGACCCCGACGGCGGCACTATATCAATTTTGGTCATCCTTCGGCATAACTGCATATCCGTCTAACAGGGTGCCGGAAGATACCGCATTTCCTTTTATCACATACGAACCAATTATAGCAAATTGGTGGACAGGTGCGGCCGCCGCTAGCGTCGTAAATGTCTGGTACCACACAGAATCTGAGGCAGTCCCAAACAAAAAGGCGAAAGAAATCAGTGACAGATTGCAAGGAGGTACTACGGTAAAATGCGATGATGGATTTATTTTCCTGTCGCAGGACCAGCCGTGGACTCCTTTAGTCGATGAAGCCGACTCGTCAATAGTACGCAGATACACAGTAATTACTATGCAATTTATAACTATTTAACGAGGTGAGCAAATGAAGTATACGCAGGTACCTTCTGACCTTTTCAAAAAAATACAGATTAACGCCGGTATTATTGTATCAGCTTTTGAGCCAGAAACGGGCGCCATAACAGCAACTAACATCCTCATGGCAACCAGCGGCGGTTGTAGTTTTAGCGCAGAGCCGTCCTTTACGGATTTCGGGGAAGATATTGACAACGTACCAAAAAACACGATGGAACTCAAGGAAATCGAATCTATTGAAGTAAAATTATCAGGTACAGCTGTTACTATGGATACCACACAGGCTAAAAGCTTTATGGCGGCGGCAGACGTAGCAGGAAACAAAGTAACACCAAGGGCAGATTTAAAGGCAGAAGATTTTAAGGATATTTGGTGGATCGGTGACTATTCGGACGAAAATTCCGGGGATTCCGCCGGATTTATCGCGATCAAAATTATGAATGCGCTCTCAACAGGCGGTTTTAAGATTAAATCAGATGATAAATCCAAAGGAAATTTTGATTTTGAATACACAGGGCACTACAGCATTAAGAATGCAGAGACAGTACCTTACGAGGTCTATATCAAAACAGGCGAAGCGGCGTAGGAGGTAAAGCATGAGATTATCAGAATTAACAGCAGAACAGGGTTTAGAAGCGATTGCGAACTCTCTTGAGCATATCGGAAACATTGCAGACGATGATGACGCGCTTAAGCTGTGTCAGGAACTTGTGCCACGGGAAGGTGAGAAATACATCAAGGTCTTTGCTAGGGGCGCTAAAACAGCTCCTAGGCTGTTAAAAACACACAAAGATGACGTAATTGGAATCTTAGCGGCATTTGAATTACAGACAGTTGAGGAATACAAGAAAACGCACAAATTAATGGATGTTATCAAGGGTATGGTTGACCTCGTCAACGAGCCGGAGGTACGTCAGCTTTTTTTCTCAGCGCCAACAGGCGCAACAGAAGAACCCTCTGGCGATGTGCAGGAGAATACAGAGGAAGAAGCGTAAAGGGATTCTTACTGTATGTCAAGGCTAAGATTTTAGACGATACAGAGGAATTAATTTACAAACGATATATGGCTGACGGGCTGAAATATGTAACCGAAAGTATTTCGCAGGCGTTCGGAGGGAAATATCTCTATGCATCGTTTGTTGATTTAATTGATAACAATAAAAAACAAACAGTAACAAAGACTGGCGAAGAAATAGCTGCAGACGTCATTAAAAAAGCCGGATTGGTGGTGATGGATAGTTGAATGTGATGGAATTGTTTGTCACTCTGGCAATCAAAGACACCGCATATAAGAAGGGGCTGAAAGACGCAGAAGGTAACGCCAGCTCGTCCACATCAAAAATCGGCGGAGCATTTAAAACAGTCGGGAAGGCGGCTAAAACAGCCATGGCGGCTGGTTCTGCCGCCGCCGTTGCATTTACAAAAACGTCAATAGATTCCGGAATGAATTTTGATACCGCGATGTCTCAGGTAGCAGCTACTATGGGAACAACCGTAGATAAAATAGGGAATGTCGAAGCCAAGGCTGAGGAAATGGGGCGCACTACAAAGTACACCGCAACGGAAGCGGCCGAAGGCATGAACATTCTTGCCCAAGCCGGCTTGTCAGCGGATGAGCAGATTAGCGGCATCGGAACGGTACTTAACCTTGCCTCTGCCGGTGCTATGAGTCTGGAAGAATCGGCATCATATACTGCCGGAGCTGTAAAAGGCTTTGGCGACTCGATGGGCAATGCATCTTACTATGCCGATTTGATGGCAAAAGGTGCTACTCTTGCCAATACAGATGTAAGGGGACTTGGAGAAGCCTTTTCCGGTTCTGCCGCCACGGCAAAAAACTACGGTCAATCGGCGGACAGTGTCACACTTTCCCTACTCCGCCTAGCAGAGCAGAACGTGACAGGTTCCGAGGCATCTACAGCGTTAAATAGGGCAATGGCAGACTTATATACTCCGACTGATAATGCATCAAAAGCTTTAGACCAGTTAGGGTTATCTGCCTATAAATCAAACGGCGAAGCAAAAGATTTTAACGACCTCGTAGACGAGCTTAATGGCTCTTTACAGGGTATGACAGCGGAACAAAAAAACAATGCTCTTGCTACAATTTTTACAACACAAGGTTTACAGGCATTTAACAAAATGACCGCATCAAGTGATGCGACCGTGCAAAAATTTTGGAAAGGAATACAGGATTCTTCCGGCTCCGCGGCACAGCAGGCGGCTACACAGCTAGACAATCTAAAAGGTGACATAACCTTACTATCTAGTGCTACAGAGGGCTTAGAACTGGGTTTTTACAATACTTTTTCAGGCGCTATCCGTGGTGCCATCAAAGGTATAACAAGCGAGGTTAGTGGATTAGCTGAGGCGATGGAATCCGGCGGCATAAGCGGCGCTTTTTCCAAACTGGCGCAAGATGCGATTAATTTTAGTGGTCAGTTGCCGGGGCTGACAAAAATCGGCGGCGACCTCATAAACGGTTTAATTTCGAGTGTTACTCAAAATTCTGGCAGTATTACAACTGCTGTCGGCCAACTGTTAAATAATCTCGCCTCTACGATTTCCGTAGGACTAAATGTATTTACTTCGGTCGGAGTTAATTTGCTGACGACTATTGCCAGCGGCATGACTCAGGGCATCCCAACCTTTTTAGGACAGGCGTTGCTGATGTTGACGCAATTTACGGAATCACTGAGAAGCAATGCAGGAAAACTAATAAATGCAGGTTTGGCTCTTATCCAAAATATCGCGCAAGGGTTGATTAACTCTATCCCTGTATTGATTGCATATGTACCTACGATCATAACAAATTTAGCCGGTATCATTAACGATAACGCGCCAAAAATCCTTGCGACAGGAGTAACGATCATAACAAATTTAGCGATTGGCCTAGTTCGTGCGATTCCGTTGTTAATTGCTAATTTGCCTAAAATTATCACAGCCATTGTAAGTATATTTACAGCGTTCAACTGGTTTTCGCTTGGTAAAAACATTGTTACTGGCATAATAAAAGGGGTCAAAAATCTCCCATCGCTCTTAAAGACTGCTGCTAAAAATGCCGTAAACGGATTCAAAGGGGCGTTTAAGGGCAACGGCATTTTATCCGCTGTTAAAGGGGCGTTTACTAAGATACCGTCAGCTGTAAAGAGCATCTTTACTAAGGCAGTATCCCTTGTAAAAAGCTTCCCTGGACGGTTTAAGAATGCCTTAAAGTTTAGCTGGTCTCTTCCGCACCTAAACCTACCGCACCTGAGTGTTTCCGGCGGAAAAGCTCCGTTCGGTATTGGCGGAAAGGGCTCACTACCATCATTCCACATTAGCTGGTATAAAAAGGCTATGGAAAGCCCGTATGTATTTTCTGACGCCACATTGTTTGGAGCAGGAGAAGCAGGAGACGAGATGCTGTACGGTCGTAGTAGGTTAATGAGCGATATCAAAGAGGCAACACAGGGAACGAAAAATGATGTAACTATTAATGTAACTGTAAACGGTGCAGATAACCCAGAAGAATGGGGAAGAAGGATGGCAAGTGAGCTTAGAAGGCAGGTGAAAATGGCATAATGGCAAAGAAAAATAAAAAATCTGCTGCTCCCAGTGGTCTGTCTATATCGAGAGACAATCTGAAATTTACAATATCTTGGAAAATACCGGCGAAAAAATATGAGGATGGACAGTGGCTGTGGTATCGTCTACATACAAAAAACGCCGGTGCATCCAAATGGGATTGGACAAAGTGGAAGAAAATAGATGTGGGAAAATCAGCAACCAAAAAAACAGTAGCACTTGATGCAAAAAATTATTATCCTGTCTCATCAAAATTATTAAATGCGATAGAGTTTAAGGTAAAGGGCAAAACAAAAAGTGATAAAAAGCATACCTATACAGCCGCACATTCCACAAAGACATTTACCATTTATGCACCAAATGCCCCTTCCGTTTCTTATTCTCTTGATGATACTGGCGCAAATAAAGGTGCCTTTACTTGGAGCACATCATACGAGGCGAATGATGCGAGACATTTCGCAAAAACACAGGTACAGACTGCATTAATGGCAAACTATAAGGGCGCCATTGCGAACGCTCGCTTTGCCAATTCGGCTTATACAGGGGCTTCTGGTACATGGGAAATAACAGAGGATGGTTCCCCAACACAGAGTATGACATTCTGCCGCATTGTAAGGGTAAAGTCGAGAGGATGTGCCGGAGATTCCGGTTGGGGTTATGCGTACCATTATTACAGCATCCCGGAACGTCCAAACATACAGAACACAGGGAGCAAAGAGATAGGTTCCTCTAGCCGGTATGTATGGGCAAACTGGGTGCAGGCATCGCCACAAGACCGCCCTGTGGATTCCATGGAGCTACAATATGCCATAGACACGCCGGAAAGCGGAGAGAGGTATACCGGCACCTCATGGAGCACAGGAGTAACCGTTGCATACCATGACTACACGGTATCGGCAGATTTTAATACAGACGACGGCATAGCGGAAGACCAGATTATGTGGACAAGGGTGCAAAGTACGCACGATAAAAAATATGCGTATTCTGAGCCACGAGTAGCGGCACGAGGAGCCCTAAAATCCCCGTCATTTGATACGGTATCAGCGACAGGAACAACACTGACAATTAACAGCATTGAGCGCAACACGGAAGTGCCTGACGCTAAAACAGCCGTCTGGATGAAAATAGACAATGAAGAAAAAGGTATTATTGCAATCACCGACAAAGAGGGGACGATCACGGTTACGTGTCCGGACGTTTCCGGCGGCGCTGAATACCAGATTGCCCTCAAGAATTTTACCGGAACTTCTACGCCTCAGAATGGAGCGCCTGGCATTACCTACAAACTTAGCCCCCTCATGCAGTCAGGGTGGATTTACTCAGAGACAAGAAAAATTGCGGTTCCGCCGAAAAATATAACTGCAATAGCGGTAGCATCTGATACCGTAGAATTAACATGGGACTGGTCGTGGAAAAATGCGGATGCGGCTACTATATCATGGGCAGACCATGAGGACGCATGGATTAGTACGGATGCCCCAACCAGTTATGACGTGGAGGACAGGGAAACAACGTGGCATATCGGGTCCCTGGAATCGGCAAAAACATATTATTTCCGCGTAAGATTGCGGGATACGTCCGGGGATGAGGAAGTGTTATCTCCTTGGTCTGATACGGTTTCCGTATCGCTGAGCGAGACCCCAACGACTCCTACGCTTGCAACGACAGAAAATTATCTTGCCATGGACGACACAGTTATTTGCAGTGTCGGTTACACCGGAAACAGCAAAGCGAGCATAAAAATAGCAGAAGCGGTTAACGATGAGCCGGTTAAAGGCAAAGATGGAAACGTCGTTGTTTTAATGATGTCTTCCGGCATGGAGACATTATCGGAAACTATTGAAAACATTAATAAAATCTATACTGCAAGTGGTCTTTTGAGCAATCTGTGGAATGTAGGAGAAATCCATTATTTAAAAGCAATGGTTACAGCACAGGGAGGTAAAGAGGGGGCATGGTCAGATTCTGTGGCTGTCGAAATTGTTGCAAAACCTGCAATAGACAGCGTTTCAACAAATCTTGTTTCGGAAGCAACTACATATAATTCTGGCGATGTTACCACAGAAGCAAGTGACCAGACAGTACCAGAATCATCGGAAGGCACAACAAACTACTTAGAGCAGCTACCACTAACAATAGCCCCTTCCTTCGGGGATTCTGCTGGCACAGCAAAAGTAATGGTTGTCAGAGACGAGGATTATTATATTCTGCGCCCGGACGGATTAAAGGAACAGCATTTTGCCGGCGAAATTATTGCCAGTTTTACCGGTAGTGAAACAGATAACTACAGTATTGCCTTGGGCGACCTGATCGGGCAGATGGATGACGGTGCAAGGTACAGTATACAGATTGCATTTACAGATATTTATGACCATGTGGCAGAAAAAAAGATACCGTTTGTTGTGCGGTGGAAACATCAGCCGGAAGTGCCAACGGCCACTGTAAATACGATTGCAGACAATAAAACAGCAAGTATTGTTGTTACTAAACCAACTACATATGCTGATGGGGATACGTTTGATTTGTACCGGATGAGCGTAGACAGAGCAGAATTGATTCTGGAGAACGGAATCTATGGCCAGAAATATGTTGACCCATACCCTGCGCTAAACGAATACGGAGGCATATTGGTTGTAAATAAAACCGCCAACGGCGACTATATAACAGTAGATAGCTCGTTTGCATGGTTATACAACGAATTTTCGATAGCCCACGAAAAGGCAATCATTGATTTTGACAGTGAATCTATCGAAATCCAGTATAACCTTGATTTAGATAACTCATGGGATAAAGATTTTGAGAGGACAGTATACCTTGGTGGCTCTGTGCAAGGCGACTGGAACCCTGCAGTCACTCGTGATTTAAAAATTGATGCGGTAAGTATCTCACTAACAGAACCAACGATGATTGAGCAAATGAGACGCCTCGCAACGTATCCCGGAATATGTCACGTTAGGACGCCGGACGGTTCGTCTTTTTCCTGCGATATACAGGTATCAGAGAAAAAAGACCACGATAATAAAATGAGGGCAGATTTCTCACTAACGATTAAAAAAGTGGATTCGGAAGAACTGGACGCTGTGACGGAAGAACAGTGGAGCGCAGAGCATCCTAACGAGGTGATGTGATGGATTGGAGCAAAGGATTTTCAGCAAGATATATTTTGACCGTGGTTGACCCCAAGACGTGGACAGATCAGCAAGAATTTGAATTTACTGAGGGCAGTATTGACCGAGACAGCACGTCAGATTTAAGAGAATCTGCCTCTATTACAATAACAGAAAAGATAACAGATAGTGAGTGTTGGGTCCGCATTTACCTGCAGGCTAGACAGGGAGGGTCAGGAGCAAAAGTAGCACTGTTTACTGGCCTGACCGCCTTCCCAGAAAGAAAACTTGATGGTGTGAGAGAGGCTTACAACATCGACTGCTACTCAGTTCTCAAGCCGGCAGATGATGTGATTCTGCCGCGTGGATATTATGCACCAGCCGGTAGCGGAGCAAAACAGATTAAAAATCTACTTAATGATTGTATCCCTGCCCCCGTGTATGTCGAAGGAACATCGCCGATAACTACAGACAATATCGTTGCGGAAGATGGGGAAACAAGGCTCACAATGGCATTACACATATTAGATGCCATTGGCTGGCGGATGCGAATACTTGGCGACGGAAGTATTGTTATCTGCGCAAATGATAATAATAGCAGTCTTACAGTGGGAATTAACGCAAACGACATAATAGAGCGTGATGTAACGGACACATTTAACTGGTATGACACACCTAACTGTTTTATGGCAATACATGACGATTACGGCGCAGCCATCGCAAGGGACGACAGTCCGGATAGTTATTTATCGACCGTCAGCCGCGGAAGAGAGGTGTGGAAATCGGAAACAGGCGTTGAATTATCCTCTGGGGAAAACATAGCGGCATACGCTGTGAGAAAACTAAAAGAATTGCAGAATCCTGCCAGAACAATGCAGTACAGCCGGCGATTTTTTGAGGACGTTCTTCTGGGCGATGTGGTCTTTTTAAACTATCCACGGCATAACCTTACCGGAAAATTTAGAATAACATCACAATCGCTATCCTTGGAACATGGTTGCCGCACGAAGGAAGAGGTGGAAAGCATTGAATGAATTTGTAAAAGAGATTGCCTCGACGATGAAGCAAAGCAAAACAAAAGCATATGATACAGTTGCAAAAGTCCTTCGGGTTGACGAAAAAACAGCATATGTCCACATTGACGGCGGAGCAGATGAAACCCCTGCGCAGATGACTATTAACTGCAAATCTGGGGATACGGTAAAAATACGTGTCTCCGGTGGAAAAGCATGGCTTACTGGAAATCTTACATCTCCACCAACAGATGATACAGCCGCAGAAAAAGTAAAACAATCGCATGAAAGATTTAAAAAAAGAACCGTTAAAAATTTTTGGTTACAGAACAAAAAAATTATTAATGCAGCTAAAACTGCAACAAATTTTATTGATTATATAGATGGTGTTGGACTGATAGTTGGCGACATGAGAGGGAACGCCCTTAAACAAAATACTTTACTTGATGCATATGGTATGGCTGTACGAAACGGTAATAGTGAGATTGTAAGGTTTGGTACAGCACCTATCGTGATTACCAACACGGACGGCGATAAAACTTATGAGGGCTCCGGCTCCGTGATGCAATCCAACCGCAACATTGTTGTTTCCACCCAGCAGACAAACCCAGACGACATCCATGGCGGCGGCAAGGCGGCTCTGGAATTGTATTACGATAAAACCAAGGACACCACAGGGCTTTCGTTGACCGTCAAGGACGGCTCAACATACAGTGACTTGTACGAGTCTATGGGAACCGGGATGTATGTCGATAACCACCGCATCCAATTTGTATCTAATGACGTAGAGTGCATCTTAGGTAAAAATAACATCCTGTGGGATGCTAACACTATAGGATATTGGATGCTTGCAGAGCATAAATTTACACTAAATGAGCCAATATCAATGCAACCGACCGGTGCAGTATTTGTCTGGAGTCACTATAGTAATGGAGCTTGTGATAATTGGTGGTGGACGTCGTTTTTCGTGCCTAAACAGCATGTTGCCTGGCGGCCGGGCGATGGTATGTTAATGAGCAATCCATATTACGGATTAAATAAATACTTATATATCGGTGATACATTTATACAGGGCACTGACAATAATAAATCTAATAACGCGCAAAACGGAATACCCGTTAACAATCAAGGCTTTGTACTAAGATATGTGTTAGGAGTGTAATTATGGAAGAATATTATATTGGATACGTATTTGACGGTTTGTACCCTCCAAAAGCTGCACAGTGGTGTAATGAAAACGGTACGTGTCATATCGAGGCAAATAAGGAAGGAAAGTATGAAATCGTTGAGAATGTTGACCGAGAAGAACCGGAACACCTATTTAACGATAACACGCCGTCCATACCAGAACTAAACAAAAAAATAGAAGAGCTTACAAAACAAAATGAGATGCTCGCAGATCGCTTGCTAAAGCTGTCTGATACGATTCATGCATAAGGAGGTGGAAGTATGATAGCTAGTGGAACAATAATTATTGACGGGCAGACATACCGCAAAGGAGATGTTATACACGATTTAGGCGGATGGGATTGTATAGATACGGACGGAAGTAAGCGATATTACTGGGGAAAGTCTTCTGAGGTAGATAAATTGCCCCATTATGTTGCAAGTGGTTCGACGGCGTTATGTGTAGACACAGGGGAATTATATGGCTTTTATGCCCCTGATAGCAAGTGGTTTTTACTTTAGGGAGGCATAGGACATGAGAAAAAGTGGTTTAACTGGAGATGAGGCGTATGCACTCTCAAAACGTAGGGGAACAACAGGAGATCTTGGTCCGCTAAAGAAAGAAATTGGTTTGCTAAAGGAAGATTTATCCAACAAAATTACAAAGTTCTATGCATCGAATCAGGG